AACGGGCAGCATCCAGGGCTTTGGTATCGAAATACGGAAAAATGGTATTGACCAGTTTCTTCATTTCGCTGTATGCGGCGGCGTCCGTCATGTACTCAATGGGAAACAGGACATGGAACTTGGGACGAGCGGGTTTGCCGTTTTTCTCACGCATATGAAAGCGGCTGTAGTGAACGGCAAAGGTAATGCCGGGGAAAGCCGCCTGGACATCTGCCGGAGTGACCCAATCGGCAGGGTTCTCGGAGTGGTCATTGTCACAGTCCACGGGCAGGCAGTCCGAGCCGAGGAAATTATCGCCGTTGCGGTAATTGTTCATGTACTCGGCGCAGACATAGTCGCGGCTGACCGCTTCCGCAAAACTGGCAGGATCGGTCACCTCGACTTTGTGGGGATAGGAGCAGTTGCTTGGGGCATTGATAAAATCTGCACTATACAGGGTGAACATCAGTCATGCACCTCCTTGGCACCGTCCTCCAGTGCTTTTGTGATAAACTTGAGCGCACGGATCATGGTCTCCAGTTCACAGTCGCCGCCGAGGAACAGTTCAAAACCTTCATCACCGTCTCGTCCCAAGGGGTTGACACGGATATCGGTAGAACCCATATCCTCAATACGGATATAGGCGCGGCTGCCGTGACCACTGTCGCCACCCTGGAATCCATTGGTGCCTGCTTCGACTTCCAGGACATTGGCGCTGTAAATTTCTCTGGTGTAGGTGGTGATTTCCTTACCGTACACTTTTCTGGTTCCTTCAGTTATTGCAAACATGGTGTACCTCCTCGCAGGTTTCAGTAAAATAACGCAAGCGGTAGTTCTTCCACTTGGCACGGTTGATCTCTGCTTCCATTCCGGCAGAGATACGGCTGCCAAACACCCAGACTTCGGAACATTTGCTCATGAGGGCGTTGCCGAAGAACAAACCAAGCTGCCGTTCCTTGGGGTTGGCATCATTCAGAAATTGCGGAAACAGTAGGTGCGGTGCTATGGGGATATAGCCTTTTTCCACCGCAAAGCGGCTGTATCCCTGGGCGGCCTTCACATTTTTCTCAATCTCTCCGGCATAGGGAGAGCAGATATACACGATAGGCCGAAATGCACGAAGCGCCCGTTCCTCTTTTTCTACGGTGGACATAGCCTCGTATGCGGTTGGGTCGTAATAACCCTCGCTGTTGAATTTATCTACACTCATACAGGACTCCTTTCACGATGGGCTTCACCGCCATCTCTACTATCCACTGGAGGTGAAGCCCCGTTTTGAACACAAAAGCATCAATCTTTTTTATAAAAATCTGTTTCATAGCCATCGGCACGGAGCAACAGTCCCGACGCCCAGGGCGGGGTTCTGCCCATCTGGTCGCAGACTGCCTGCAGAGACATCCTGCGATCCGCTTCGATGACAACTTCATCGTGGATATGCATCACAATGGAACAGCAGCGGAGGGTGTTCATTGCATAGCAGAGAATGTCACGGGCAGTTGCCTGGACAATGTTTTCCACAAACTTGGGACCGTAGCTGTCGAGCCGCTCCCATTTCTTTGTGCCGCCGACGCCTTCGTAGGTGATACAATCGCCGCCGAACTTATTTGTGCCGACCTTGGGTTTTACATAGGAAAGCTGCCTGCCGGACGGAAGCGTAATAAAAAGCATCCCGCTCCTGCAGGAGAACTCAATGCCGTGGGTTTCGTTGGTGTGCTTGTAGCGCACTGCTTCCATTGCCGCACGGTCAACATCCCACCACAGTTTTGTAATGTTTGGATTGGCCTGCCTCCACACATCTACCAGAGGCGGCAGTTCCTCTTCGGAAAGCCCCATCTCCAATGCACCCATTGCCTTCAAAGCACCGACCGATCCGCCATAGCCCAGAGCCAACTCTGCGATTTTGCCCTTCTGCCGGAGGTGACCGTTGACACCGTGCTTTTCGACCGGGACACCAAACATCTGGGAAGCGGAAGCACAATAAATGTCCTTACCTTCGGCAAAAACCTTCTGCCGCCACTCTTCTCCGGCAAGCCACGCAATGACACGGGCTTCAATGGCAGAGAAGTCCGCCACGATCAGCTTGGCATCTGCTCTGGGGACGAATGCCGTGCGGATAAGCTGCGACAATGTATCTGGCACATCTTCGTAGAGCATTTCCAGAGCATCGAAATCGCCGCAGCGGACAAGTCCACGGGCTTCCGCCAGATCCACCAAATGGTTCTGGGGCAGATTCTGCATTTGGATGATGCGCCCCGCCCATCGACCAGTGCGGTTGGCACCATAGAACTGGAACATCCCTCTGGCGCGACCATCGGCACAGACAGCAGTCTCCATTGCCTGGTACTTTTTCACCGAGGACTTGGCAAGCTGCTGACGGAGAGTCAGAACTTTCTGCAATTCCGGCGGCGCAGTCTTCAGCATTTCAGCCACAGCCTTTTTGCCAAGGGTGTCGGTTTCCATGCCGTTGTCCGAAAGCCACTGCTTCATTTGCTGCACAGAGTTGGGATTTTCCAGAGCCGTCAGTCCCTTCATTGCCTGGGTCAGTTCAGAGCGGGATCTGCCATCCATCTGAATGGCCTGCTGCACCAGTTCCATGTCCAGGGCAACGCCACGGTCGTTGATTTCCTGGTCGATGTGGTATTCGTCCCAGACGCTGTCCGGCACAGGGTACTTGGCAAGTCGCGCCTGGATGGACATCTCGGTTTCAACATCACGGATGTTATATTTTTTGAAAGCCAACCACTTGTCCGGGGCATGAGCCGGAAGGTTGCGGGTGCGCTGACCGTTGGACTTGGTAGGCGCACAGGGCTGACAGAAATATTTGATGAGGTCTTTGCCTTCGGTCAGCTTCTGCTTCTCAAGCCCAAGCACTGAACCAACACCTTCCAGAGAAAGCGGCAGTCCCATCGTTGCTGCCCACACCATAGAACACTTCCATGAATCTGGCTCCAAGTAGTCTCCAGTGGGGTAACCCAGGTGCCGAGACAAGCAGATGCGTTCAAAGTTGGCGTTAAAGGCCCACTTGGTTACAGAATCGTCCTCTAAAGCGGCAACAATGTCGGCGGGGATCTGTTCTCCGCAGGCAAGGTCGACCAGTTGCACGGGACCGCCGTCCACACTATAGGAAAACAGCAATATTTCAAATAAAGGTGACTCTACATAGCGATACACGCCAGTTTTTGCAAGGGGCTGATCGCTGTAGGTCTCGATATCAATTGAGAGAATTTTCATATCATTGTCCTTTCAACGAGAATAAGGGCGGCAGAGACTGATCCCCGCCGCCCCATTGGTGCGTTAGTCCACCTTTGTGGCGGATTCCCTCATTTTCTTGGCTTCCTTGCGCTTGCGGATCTTGCCCTTCACCCAACTCACCGCAGATGCGATGAGGAAGATGAGTTCAGCGATAAACACGCCGGTCATGGCTCCGAAGCAGGTGTAAAGCATCAGTTCCTGAAATTCAGTCATGGTCGCACCTCCATTAAGCCAGGAAATCGTCATCCGCATCGGTTGCGAAGTCGGACTCGGCGCTTGCCTTACCACCCAGAGGTTCTCCGGCACGGATGAGCTGGAGATTGTTCAGACCGCAAGCGATACCCTTGTTGCCATTGGAATTGAAGGCATACAGGTTGATGCTTGCACGGCCATACACGCCGGAGTAGACCTCGGAGCGGGTCAGCACAGGATTGCGGTCAGCATCCACGATGCCGGGAGCGGTAGCGGAGTTGGCATTGATGAAGTAGGCGTTGGCATAGGCAGGATCATCGGGTCTCTCGATATCGCCGTCGCGCAGAGGGGTCTTGATGGCAGCAAGAGGGGGTACGCTCTTGCTGTTGCCCTTCAACTTGGACTGACCCTCCTGGTAGGCAGCTTCGATTGCCGCCTTGATCTTTGCGACAGTCTTGGTGTCGGACTTGGGAATGATGAGACTGACACTGTACTTGGGAGTGCCGCCGTTAATGGACTTGGGTTCCCAGACATTGGCATAAGACCAACGGGTATCGGGACCGGTGATGACCTTCATAGGGTTGTTGACTCTGTTTGCGTTGTTAGACATATTAAAATTCCTCCATAAAATCATTTTTGGCTGTGTTCATTGCCGGACGTTTGTCGCTCTCCGGCACGAGCGTCGGTTTGCCTTGCGGCTTTTCAATGTAGGGAGCGAGAAGTTCCTCAAAGCGGGATTTTCCGAGCAGCTTCTGCATGGCGGTGACACCGAGGACTTTGCGCTCATACGGGTCGAAGCCTGCGCCCTCCACGGTGGCGGCAACAACGGCTTCACTGGTGTACTTGCGGTTGGAACGGCCTTCGACCAGTTTCCACCCGGTCCATTCCTTTCCGCTGATAGCCTGCTGAAGGGCGTATTCCTTTACATCGGATGCCCAAGCAGTCAGCGCATCAACCTTGCCGAGGATGTCTGCGATCTCCTCATCATCGAGGAGTGCAGGGGTCTGGAAATCGTACCGAGCCAGTTCCAGATTGGCGGCGGCGCGCTCTCTGCATTCGGCCTTTGCCTTACAAAAACGGCACCACTCGCCGCAGTGGAAATCGCCCTGACCTTCATAGGCCAGTTTCGCTTTCTGGGTCAGATCGGTATCTGCCCATTCGAGCAGATCGGCCTTTTCCATCTCGTATACGCTGATATTGGCCTTCCGGGGTTGGAAGATGGTCATGCGGACGGTATCGATGTCGTAGATGTCATCGAAGATTTCCAGGGCACCCAGGGCATACAGCATCATCTGGGGATTTGCCACGGCGGAAACCTCGACGCCTTTGCCGTGCTTGTAATCGCAGATGTTCATCACACCGTCAGCGATAACGATGCAGTCGGCAGTTCCGAATCCGTCCTGAACCCAACGGGAGAAGTTCACTCGCTGTTCAATCATGACCACAGGATCGGTGCAGGTCTGCTTTGCAGTTTCCAGGAGTTCTACCACATAGGCGGCATATCCGGCAGCGCATTCTTCCATCTCCTCGTTGTACCAGGAGAGGTTTTCGATGGGGTCCTCCGTGGGCATCCCCAGAGCCTGTTTCAAGCGGAACTCGCAAAGGGTGTGGGCATCGGTGCCTTCAGCAGCGTAGTCACTACCTTTGTCCTCGTAGTTCTCGCAGAGCCGAGCAGAAGGCGGACAGTTGAGCCACCGTTCAGAAGAGGATGCGGACAGAACAGCGTGTTTATTTGCCATCAGTCAGCACCTCCGCATCGGCAAGCAATGCCTTGTAGTGGGCGGGGTCGATCTGGGACAGCTTGGCGGCACCATACTTCTGGAGCAGGGAGCGGATCTCTGCGGTATGACCCTGGCGGGACTTGTCTGCAAGAACGGCTCTGACCTGTTCCAGGGTCAGTGCGGGTTCGGCGGGAGCAGCCGGTTCTGCATCTCCTGCACCGCTGAACATCTCTGAAAGCCAATTGGCGGCATCGTTAATAGCGGCAGCAGCAGTGCGCAGCTCTTCGATGGTCGCAGCCATATCGCTCATTTTGCTCATCCTGTTTTCCTCCTTCCGTAGATTGACTTTGAATCAGCGCCAGCTTCATAGCCAGTCGCTTGGACACTACACTGATGGCCGTGAGAACATCGATGAGTTCCTGGTCAGTGCCGGTGCCGTGTTTCTTCTGGGCTTCGTACATTCTGTTCACCTCCTTGGAAGGAGCGGTGTCGTTTTTGCTCTTTCCACTACCCACTGGAGGTGAGGTATGCGTTTGAACAGAGAAACACAGAAAAATTTCAAAAAAATCTCCAGTCACCGAAATGATGACTGGAGCAGGTGTTTAGATGTAGTCTCCGAGCAGAACACGCAGTCTGTCAAAGGCTTTCTGTTTTCTGTAATTCACAGCACTCTGGTTGTTATAGCCCATGATGGAAGCAATATCTCTCTCGGATTTACCTTCCATAATCAGTTCACAGATACGGCGACCTTCGGGGTCGAGTTCCTGCAACTTCTGATACAGGGCGCAGAGCAGTTCACGATCCTCCATGATGGACTGTGCGTCTGGGGTGTCATCCTGCAGGTCATCCGCCCAACTCTTCTGGTTACCCTCGCCGTCCTCAACGGTGTAATCCAGAGAGAGGTTATCTCCTGCGGCTCGGAATTCACAGGCAAGGCAGTCGCCATCGCACATCCAGGTCTTGGACTTGGGACACATACACTGACCGTGTGCCTGGGCGCGTTTGCGGGTAGCCCAAATATCGCGGTAGTAGGCGTAATACTGCTCTTCGGTCACTTCCACCCAGGTCTTGAGACGGTGGACGTAGACCTTGTACTCACGGGTTGACTTCTGATTTTCATTGGTTTTCATAGGTTGTCCTTTCCGCCTGGTCAGCGGGGGGCGGAAGGACACAAAAAGGTCTGTGCAATTCGATACACAGACCCTTGGAGCCTAATATGGGCGCAACAAGAACGGGGTACCGATATTGCGACCCACCAACGATGCAGTGGGAAGACAATATTTGTATCCTCGGCCCTTATTGCAAATCAGGCTTTGAATAATTAAATTGTTCAGCCTA